ATCAACCTTGCGCCATACCAAGAGCGACTGCAAAAACAAAGAAGTTTTTTGCTTGATGAATTTGTAACTGGCACCCAACAACGATACATTCGAGACGTTGAGCAGTTGGCTAAAAAACTAAGTGCGATTTAAAAACTTCAACCACTTTTCCAGATCGCCGTACATGGCCAACATCATGGCCTGTTTGCTGCCAAACACACAGAGCTGTGGTTTTTTGCCTAGCTTGATAAAGTAAGGGCAATCAAGTTTTCGATTCAATATGATCAAGTGCAGACCAGGCACAGCTGGAGGGATAGCAAAACAATGTGTTTCAAATTCACCAACTGTGGTCAACACATCGAATCCTGCTTGTGTCAAACGCATGCCACCTTGTGGTCTAAAATCCATCCACCAACTGTGGCAGGCGTGGTCAAAGTCAATGCAATTTTCAGGAGGCAGCAGTTCTAGAACACGTTGAGTGATTTGTGATTTATTGAGCATGAGGGTACACTTGCGCCCCTTGAGTCAACAATACCACTGTGAATCGGTCTGTCTTGAACTGTGAATTTAATTTCTTGGCCAAATTTTTGGCATGGCCTGGGTTGGAGAAGCTGACTTTTTTGTACTTGGGTCCTGGATACTGGGTCAGCATGTTGGACGTTTTGAGATTGATAGGTTTGGAGTCGTAGAACACTGCCCATACACCTTCTGAGGCCAACACTTGCTCAGTTTTGTATGTTTGCTTGTCAGTGTGCTCAATCAGCACTTTTGGCTTGGGTCTGGACATCTATAAACTCCGTGTTTATTTATCCCAAAAACTATGTAGTTTTGAAACTGCCCCCTGCCAATTGTACCTCGACCACCTGTGACTGTGAGTCAGGCATAGATCTCAATTGCTCCAAGGTTATCAATAGTTTGGTAATGTCGCTGTGCAAATCCTTGGCTTCGCGCAGGGTCAATATCACATCGCGACTGCCGCGACTTTCCGCAGCCTTGATTGAATCAATGAATCGATGTATGTGTAGACTCATGAGAATTTGTTAAACGAACTAGATTTTTTTAAAAATGGTTTGAGATCAGGCGGTGTCCAGCCCACTGGCTTCAATACCTTGCCATCCTCACGCTTGCGAACCTTGCCAGTGTCCTTGTCAATTTTGGCAAAGTTGGTGCGCATGACTTCTTTCCAAGCACCCTCGGCATCTGCGCCCATGGAGTGGATGGCTCCAATGGTGACCACAAGAATGTCAATCAACGCATCCAGTGCCTGTTCGTCATCCTCGGCTTCTTGTAATTCGGTAAATTCTTCTTGGATGAGATTGCAATACATATCCCATTGTGCTTGATTGCCTGTGACACTTTGATCACAGGCTCGCATGAATTTTTCTTGATCACGAAACGGATTGGCCACGTGCTTGCTCCTCAGTATAAAATGGTCCTTGATAGGAATAACGTTCCAGCACAATCAGTTTGGGATTGTGCACAACTTTCCATGCTCGATGTTGTTTGACACAGTACCAACCAGCTGCAAACCACGATTTGGATTTGGCAGTTTTGGTAAACAGTGGCAGTTTCATCTGCACATTCCACATGCCGTTGTGTGTGCGACAGCCTGTGGAATATCCGTGTACTTGGTTGGGTCGGGGACGACTGACTTTCTCAGCTGGTTCAAATTCAATGTTGGTGTTGCGACGAACCATGGGTATGGTTTTGTAGCTAGACACCTGATTTTGAATTTTTACCACATATCCATCTGCACTGGCCTGTATGTTGCCAATTTTTTGATCGTCTTGTTTGAGAATCCAGTATTGATTGTCAATCACTGGTTTTGCTACAATCATTTTAACACTCCTTGATATGTTTGATTCAGCCAGCGACCCACTGTTTCGGCTTGGTCGCTGAGTTTGGTAAGTTCGTACTTGCCACAGAATTTGAGGAAGTGTGCGCCTACCATGCCTGTGTCTTTGCTGCTGATTTGTTCGCGGATCACAGCGTCCACTGTGTCTTTGACAGCCTGTGGCTGTGCAGTGAGATCAATCAGCGAGCAGTTGCGTTCGTAATCTTCTAGTACCTTGTGTTCCACACTGTCAGGATCAACCCAGCGTTGTAGCATGAGATTGTTCCAAGCATAGCCTTTTTTGTCGCGGTCCTCAAAGGCTTCGGTTAGGCCAACTTGATTTTTGGTACCTTTTACACGCACTCCTGGGTAGGCCGAAAACACATTGTCGCCAGGATCGCCACGCATGCATTTCAAAAACAGCACCCACTTCTGATAGTCAGACGGAGTCACAAAGTTTTTGTCGGCCTTGCCAACTTTGATTTTGGAATTGCTTTCGATCGAAAAACTCAATTGGTTGCCTTTGGCATCGGTTACACCATCAACACTGAACAGGTGATCGTTTATGCCATTGTACAGTTGCACGTTGGGCGCAACCAATTGCACAAAGTCTGAGTCACTGCTGACAATGATATGTTCATCTTGGGGGTGTAGTGCGATCCAGCGGGCTATGACATCGTCCGCTTCGGCTGTGGCGCAACGGATCACACTGCAATTTGTTCGTTGTGACAAGTATTTAGTCAACTCATCATAGGTTTCCCAAAACAGTTTGTCCTCTTCGGCTTCTTGTTCACTCATTGCACCACGAGCCACAGCACGATTGGCCTTGTAGGGCTTGTAGAGATCTTTGCGCCAGCTGCGACCTTCCAGTGCAAACACCACGTGATCCACACCAAAGCGTCGAGCCACTTTGTTGGCACTCATCATGGTAAGATGCAGAGCAAAGCCCAATTTGGTCCAGGTATCGCTGGCTCGGTGCGCCGAATGCCGAGCGCGAAAAAACATGTTGGCAGTGTCAATCAGCAGATATTTCATGTGCAGAGGCTAGAATTTGGTTACGATTGATGTATTGTAACACATAATCAGCCCAAAGTCTATGACTTGCGGCATCAAAATGGTAGCTGCTGGCATTGGCGTAGTGTCCTCCATTTTTCACTAACCAATTGTGGTAACTTTGGTCTCGATCGTACGGATACATATAACAATTTTGCCAATCCTGCTGCTGATCTGGACCAATATCACTGAAGGTGCTGTGGCCGCTGAAAAAAAGGTGCTGAACTTTCTGGGCAACCAATTCTTGGTGCAGTTGCCAAATTTCTTGGTGTGCTGCACTAGTACATCGAGTCCAGTCTACGTCAATGATGTACTGTCTATAGCGGTGTTGTAGCTCGCCGGGCAACCAATCTGTGCCAGACGCATTGACCTGATACCATGTGTTTTTGTGCAGCCATTCTTCACGTTCCCATGTGGTCCACTGCAATATCATCACAGTTTGATCTAACCGATCACGATTTTGATCAATCCAGGCTCGGGTAGTACGTAGAATTCTGGCATTGCTGCCCCCTGACTCTGCGTCACACGCCAATTCAGCTCCCAGTGCACGAGCAACCAGAGTGCACCAGCTGGCGGCCAGGTTCGCCGGATGTGGTCTGCGGTCTATACCATGTCGGCCATTGTCCACAGCAAAGCAATCAGAAACCACTGCTTCGGCAGCAGCGGTGTGACTGCAACCATTGGCGTAAACAATCATTTTTGCAGCAGCACTTTTTCAGTTTCGGCAGCTACCACACGCTTGCGAAGACTGCTGGATGAGAATGAGTGATCTCGGCCGTTGAAAACAATTTCAATATTGCGCATGTAACATTCTTCGCGACCAGAAAAATCTTTGTCTTGATACTCAACACCTAGAATTCTAACGTCCACTGGAAGGATTAACAGAAGGTCAACAAGATCTTGTTCTGTCTGATACACAACAACCTCGTCAACATAACGGCATGCGGCCAACTGTATCTGTCGCTCGACAATACTTTGTACAGGGCGATTTTTAGTGTCAGGCCTATCAATAGTTGGGTCTGTTTGCAGTCCGCAGATCAGGTAGTCACAGTGATTCTTGGCCTCAGACAGCATGGCAATGTGCCCCGCATGAAGCATGTCAAAGGTTGAGAAAGTGATGCCAATTTTCTTACCTTCGGCTTTGAGTTGTTTGATGTGATTGAATATCATGATATTTCAGTCCTGCCGTCGCCTATGTCACGACTTTGCACATAGATGCCAGACTTTTTGATAGCCTGTTCCTGCTCCCATGTTTCCATCACTACATGCCTGCAGATGTTTTGAAACCAGCGATCTACAATTTCTGCGTCAGTGTCATCACGCTTGATCATATAACCGGCTTTGACCAGTCGAGCCACAAAGATTTCGTTCCAGTCTAGTTCAAACGCACCTTGATGCAGGTTGTTGGGATCCACGTCCATTTTCAGCACTGCAACATAAGGCTCGCCGCGTTCAGTGGCCAGCTCTTTTTCAGATTTGGCCAGCGGCTCAACTTTGGGCATGGGCTGAGTTTCTTTGGGTTCCGGAAGCTCTCGCTTTGCTGCCTTCTTGGGTTTTTTCTTAAACCAATCAAACATATCCAATACTCCTAACATAACGTCTGGCGTCATTTGCCCCATCCATTGCCCCACAGATCCACATGCAGCCTGGGACTGTAGTAGTAACCTTGGCTCACTGCCCAGTCTGCCACTCGCACACGATTTTGTTCGTATGGTGTGACCACTCCGCCCTGTGGCATTACGTATACCGCCCCGCGGAATCCGCCAGCTCTAAACTCTGCAACAGCACGATCTACTTCGGCAAAGTGTTCGGGTGTTTCGACCACAAACTTTAGATACACAGTGCCAACTTCTTGGTACTCACGCACAATGTCTGGGCAGATAGCGTCTGACCAACTCTCGCCTGACGCACTCAGCTTGGCACTGACTGAGAATGTCAAGTTGTTGGCAGTGCGAGCATGACCCAGTTGATTCTTGGTACTGTTCAGGGTCCAGTTTAACAAAAACTGTCGGAAGTTGGGTTGTAGAGCTTGGGTGCCATTGGTTTCAAATGTGAGATTTTGCAAGTCTGCCATACTGTCGTGACTGAGCAATTCTTCATATGTTCGTTGCCAGCCCAGCAACGGCTCGCCACCAGTGATCACAAGATGTACATCGTTGCCGTTGCGCTGAATCCAATGCTGGTTGGGAGTCAATGCCAACATACGGCCAACCACTTCATCGGTGGTCAGTGTGGGACTGAGATCTTTGAAAGCTGGATGCCAGCTAGCATATGAATCACAGCCAGTTGTGACCAAAGGCAGTTCTTCAAATGTTTTGTATAGATGCACACTTTTTGCCACTTCGTCTGCTTCTGGTGATTTGTCCCCAGGCTTGCAACCAAAGCCTGAGCATGTAAAGTTGCAGCCAAAAGTACGCAGGAATACCGATGGCACACCCACAAAGCGGCCTTCGCCTTGTGCAGAATAAAATATTTCACTGACTTTGAGTTTCATGTTTTCTTTGCTTTGACCAAAAGATGCCAGCCCAGATATTCCCTCACAGCTTGTCTGTGGGATTCAGACATGGCCTCAAACCAAGGTTCCAGTTCATATCTGCCTTGTTTGTACGCATCTACATTGTACATGAAACAGTGGTCTTGACGCAACCGTTCAATGTGCCAACCTGACTCCAGCAGCCGGTGTATTTCATCTTTGGAATAGGCCTGTGCATAGGGACAGCCGGCCTGAGCTTCAAATTGATCTAAGCCTTTCTGTATCATGGCATACTTCCAAGAATTTTTGGCATAGACCATAAATCTGAACTCGCCGCCGGGTACCAACACTTCCTGTACATTGGCAATGATTGATTCAATGCCCGGAAAGTGATGGATCACACCATAGCTGTAGACCAAATCAAATTGACCAAGATCAACGAAACTGCGACTGGCGTCTTTGACATGAAATTCGCCTTCCAGTTCTAACACATCAAATCGTTGGCGGCACAGGGCCACGCTTTGTTCGCTGAGATCAATGCCCACATACTCTGCACCAGCCTTGGCAAACTCTTCGGCGTCGGTGCCAATGCCACAGCCGATTTCCAACACACGCCGACCGGCCCAGAGATGGAAGCCAGCAAATTCAGCAATGTGCGGTTCTACGCGGTATCGGCGCTCACTGACTTCTCGGAAAAATTCTTGAGAACCAATGTCACTTTGACCGTGTTTGATATTACAAGGCTGAGTATTCCAATAACGACGAATTTTGTCTTCAAGATTAAGATGCGACATTTTTATTTGTTGAATATAGGATGTTTGAACTGTACCATTTGTCGGTTTACGTCATTGGCTTTGAGCTTTTCCCAAGGATCCTGCTTACCAGTAAAAATATCTTTGAAAAACTTCATGTCAAGTCCGCACTGCTTTTCCAGATACTCTGATATTTTTGCACAGTCTTGCTGCCTGATGCTTGTTTGATTCAAACTGTGAAAATCCAAAGGATTCATGGGGTTGCCTTCCAACATGGGACGATTTAAAAAAGTGTCATCCTTGTTGTTGCCAGTAAGATCATGCCGATCGTGCAGCACATCTACCGGAATGCGTTCTAGGATGTCCAGCATGTAGGCCTGTTGACTGAGCCATGCATCTGAAATCTGATGCGGACTGAGATAGCCCAGCAAGTCTAACCACTTGCGTGGTACAATGGGAAAGATTGAATAAGGATGCAGATTATGAGTCAAAAAAGCCAACAGCTTGAACTGACCTTGCCACTTCATGATTTCTGTGTCCCAATCCTGTGTTTGCATCACAGCATCGTCATTCCAAAAAACCAGCCAGTTGGCATCAGCATTGCGGGCCAACTCATTTACATATTCATTGAGCCTGATATAGCCCATGGGTTCAAAACTCATGGCTGTGTAGTTGATCATGTGATCATCGAGCCAGGGTTGAATAACATCTGCAAAGTGTTGAGTACCAACTTCGTCGTCATTGTCAAATGCCAACATCAGCTGAATCTGGTGTGGATTCTTGGCCAGATTAAACAAGCTGTGAATGCTGCGTTCTAGCATCTCGGCTCGGCCACGTGTGGGCAACAGTATGGCAATGTCAAATTCGGGATTTTGTGTCATAGTAACCTTTTAAGCAAATAAATCTTCGTTCCACTCGCGATGTCCTTCACGGAATGCCATATTGGCCTGTGTTTCGCGCACTTCTACACGATAACACCACAGACGTTGAGCTTCTCCTGGACCCCACATGTCAGGAATGTACACACCGTTCACATATTTGTATAGCATGTCTGCCAAGCCCTCGCAGCCCAACCTAGGCAAAATGGTGAGTTTGGCCATGTGCTTTTCTTGTAACAATTTAAAAGTTTCCAGTTCGGGATCATCCTGTGCTACCAGCAAGGTATGATCAAACTGATCTTCCAGTGTTCGTTTGAGTTCTTTGAGACCACCATAATCAGCGGCCCAGTTACGCACATCCAAATGGTCTGTGCCAAAGTAGAACTTCATTGAGAATGAATAACCGTGAATCAAGTTACAGTGTGAGTCAGCTCGCCATTGACGGTATGCACAGGGAAAAGCATCGTGATACTCTTTGGTGCTGGTATATTTGTAACTGCGCGGTTGATTTGAATTTGCCATATTGTCCTCCTATGTATTATAGCATAGGCAGCAGAGTTTGTATAGCGGGATGATGCCGGACAGGCCGCTGTTGTGAACATTTACTTAGTTTGAGTCAACTGGTCTATCACTGCTTGTTGACTGCCCCAATTGTGTCTCTGACTGTTGGCTGTTTTCTTTAACCATGCAGAAATCAGTGCCCCACTGCGTCGAGATACCAAGCCAAACTCAGACGTCCAATTGTATTTAGGTCGAGGCCCCACGCCGTAGAACTTTATCTTATTGTATTGTTCATTGACAGTGGTGTCAAACTGTTTGACGTAACTCAATACCAATTCGGGCGTGTAGGAAAAAAATCCAGTGGGATGTCGACCGCCATCAAACAGATTCAGCACATAATCCACTGTGTTGCTGTAAAAAATTTCACGGTCTAAGTCTAAATTCAATTCAGCCACTGCGGTGATAAGTTTTCCTCCCAATGCAGCAATGTAATCGGCCATCCATAATATCATTACCAGCCCTGCTTGGTGAGTATCACGCAAGCGACGCAGATTTGGCAAAAAATTTGTTTCAAATTCTGGCACAGTCATTTTGTATATCACCGGAGTAACTTTGTTTCGCCAACACCAATGATAGGCGTGCCATACTTCAAGATCATTGACACCTGATATATCTAACACAAATGGTATAAATTTTATGCCGTTGCGCAGCATGACATTGGCCACTAGCTCACTGTCTAGGCCGCCACTGAGTCCCAAATAAAGCGGATAACCGTCAAAATCCTCTGCTAACTTTTGAGCAGTGAAATTGCATGCTGTTTCAAAATCAAAATCATGTTGAGCCGTTTGCTGCACTTGAATAGCAAAACGCTCAGAAGTTAGACTTACACTGGCCCAATTACGGTGACCAGCTGGTACCCATACTGGTTCATTGACCAACATTGGGCAAAACTCCAGATTCAAAGTATCGGCTAAAACAGATACGGTTGGTATCTACGCTGCCGCGATTGTATTGGTCGTAGCGATGGTCACAGTCAATACCAAAGATCACTGTGTTGCTGGGTTCTAATTGCATCTGTTGGCAAAACTCAAGTTGTCTTGCCCGCCATTGTTCGAATTCATGATCCGGTGACTGTGTGGCCAATAAAGCCAAGCCCACGGCTGCTCCTAGCCGATTGACATATTGAGATTTATGGTATACCAGCAAGCTGTCGCTGTCGTCTGTTCGAGTAAATCGTATACCAATACGTAAAAGATTCACAGGAAAACTTTTGCTAAGACTAAAACAAACATCTGTAATTGCAGAATGACCAAAGTCAAATTTGATATTGCCGCAGATGCCAAAAAAAGCACAATCTATCAACACTGGCACACCAAGCTCTGCACAACGATCAAGAAATGCAGTGGTCAATTCTTTGGGCACATTGCCAGTGTCAGCAAAAGGTACACTGACCACCACAGCATCGTTGACAGCAATGTCTGCACCATCGGTCATCACTGCCCAATCAAAACTACGTTGCCAAGTCAGTCTATGATAAAGATACTCCCCTTGAAAACACCTAAACCTACGATGGTGATGTTTCATGTAAAACTTGTCAAAAGCTTCACTGGTACCGCTGCTGTAGGCCGCTGTGCCAAACTGGTCTAGTCCTTGAAAAGAGTTCAATCTAGAGCTGTCAATCCAAGCACGATAGGTAGAGCAAAATTTTTCCAGCACATCGGCATCTTGCATGGCATGTGTCAATGCCGCTCGAGCCACTGCGTGTTCAACCAGCATGATTTTGTCTCTCTGTACAATGGCTTCAGCTGGCGCCATTGCCAGTCCCAGCAGGTTAGGTTGCAGTGGTTGTGTCATATTTTCGATAGTTACCTTTGCCTGGAATTACGTTGCGAACCCCACCCACTGGATCCGCACAGTCGCCTGTGCGTCTAAGAATGAGATGTACATGCGGGTACATCACTGTTTGGCCTGCTGCTGTGCCCATGTTTATACCTACATTGTAAGCATCGCACTGTTGCAGTTCTACCATGCGATTGCCGTGGCGTACAGCAGATTCCATGGCATCCATTATAACAGATACTGTGTTGTAGTTGGGCACAAACAACAAGTGCCCTGGAGTCACAGCATACTTATCCCTAAACACTGTGACATGAAAGTCACTGAGTTCGGCAACTTGATCATTCCATGGCGCAATACCATTGGACTGTGCAGATTCTAAATCCGTCATTGCTGTTGTGCCTCCAACACAATCTGATCCAGCTCATCACGTAGGCCCTGCTCGTCAGGATCATAGGCAATGCCGCGCCACTGAGTGATTGTCAACGCATCGTCACTCCAGCTATTCTTCCAATCCATGCCATTCCAAGTGGCATGATAAGTGTGCCCTTCTTGAGTAGTAACTTCATACACACCATCACGCACTGGGTTCATGTTAGCGGCAAACCAATCAGTCAGTGTGTATTCAATGTCGTCCATGTCACGATATCGCTGCCATTTGCCGTTGTGTTGGCTGCCAGCAATGTAAAACCCAAACTCAGACCCTTTGCCGTTGGTATTGGCACCATTGTTGTCAATGTCCTCGCCGTCGTAAGTGACCATGCTCACAATTTCATTGCCGTCGATTTCGTCAACACTGATCTCTAGTTTGGTTATGTCAAACGGCTGCCGGAGATTGATTTCGCCTTCAAAGAACGAACCTTTTTCACTGCTGGTGCCCACAAACACCACAGTGCCCGGAGCTCGGCTGTCAATCCACACTTCGTCGCCCCACCCAAATTGAAGACTGTCTTCGTCGCCATGGCAGTCTTCTAGACTACGTTCAAAGACCACTGCGCCAGTTTCGTCGCAGATTTGAATGGTGCCTGATGATCTGTCTACACCGTGCACATGTGCCATGTCATCGCAGTCATGCCATGCACCAGGTTCAAATGGCCACATTTCTTCGGGTATGTTGTTGTCTTCGGCATAGTCGCTGTCCCAGGCAAAGTCACTGACACTGAGTCTGCGGCTGCGAAAATAATCATAGATTTCACGTGTGGTTGTGCCCATGACATATTCACCACCATAGCCCCACATGTTTACAGTGTAGGTACGTGGTGTAAATTTTAATACTTCGATCAGTTGCTGTTTTTCTGCTTCGGTAGCCATGGCAGTTCCTTATCGTGGTGCCCAGTCTTGCTGGAGTTTGATGTTGTCAAAAAATTCTTTCTTTACAGCAGAATCTGTTCGGAAAGCGCCTTGCAGCACAGTGGTCTGTGTGAGGCTAGAATGTGCCATGATGCCGCGATTCTCACAGCAACCATGTGTGGCTTGAATGTAAACGCCTAGATCTTTGGCTCCTGTGGCCTTTTCGATTTCTCTGGCAATGTCGTTGCAGAGTTCTTCTTGTAAGGTGCCGCGACGAGCACACCACTGAGCAATACGAGTGTACTTGCTAAGACCAATAAGTTTTTGTGCGGCGATGATGCCAATGTAAGCGACACCGCTAACGGGCTGATGATGATGACTGCACATAGAGCGCAACTCGCTACGTACCACCAACATACCTTCGTAACGGTCCGCCGAATCATTGGGAAAAGCTGTTGCGTCTGGTGCTGGTTCATATCTTCCTGCCATTATTTCATTAAAGTACATTTTGGCAAGTCTACGTGCTGTGCCATGGCTGTTGGGATCAGTTTCTCTGTCAATCAACAGTGTGTCTAACACTTGTTCAAAAGCAGTGGTAGCTTCGTTGATTAGATTTTCTCGATCTGATGGTGCAAGATAGTCGCTGATGTTGTCACCAGCCCAGAACCGTTTGCCATCTCGTTTCATGCGCTCACGCAGCACTTGCGATAAGTTTTTGCTATTGTCTGTCAATGTAATTCTCCGAGTTATAGACGAGGATGTCTCGTATTGTAAACTATTTAGACCGCTGAGTCAACACTGTGTGATTATATGCCTAGCCGTTCTTGCCAAATCTCAATGGTTCGGTCTATGCCTTGATCCAAACTGACCTTGGCAGTCCAACCCAATGTGTTGTGTATGAGATTGCTGTTGCTGTTGAGCCAGTAAATCTCGCCATGACGCTTGGGTTTGCTGTGCCATTCAATGTGACCCTGCCAGTTCAATTTGCCAGCAATCAATTTGGCATAGTCAGCAATTTTGATGGCGTGATCTGGACCAATAGTAAAAATTTTCCCTTGGCACTGGGCAGGATTGTCAATCACAGCCAACCATGCTGCCAGCAAGTCGTCGATGAAAATAAAATTTCTGTAAGGATCTGGGTCGCCAAGATTGACACAGCTGGGATTCTGCAACATTTGTGAAATGATCTGTTCAGTCACAAAGAAATTGTTGTCACGTCGGCCATAGGCATTGGTTTGCCTGATGGCTGAAAACGGAAAGCCTTGACTGCGATGCATGTATTGCAGATACTTTTCGCAGGCATACTTGGCCACTGCATAGGGGGCATTGGGTGCAGGCTCTGTGTGTTCGTCAAACGCCACAGGCACAATGTCACCTCCTGCTACAATGTCTGCACTGATAGGCTGCCAGCCATAAACTTCCATGGTGCTGGCAAACACAAAGTTCTTGAGATTGGGCAGAGTTTTAGCCGATTCTATCAAGTTCACTGTGCCCACATAGTTGACTTGACTAAAACTGACCTGTTCGTAAAAACTTTTTTCAACTTCGGTCCTGGCAGCTAGATGCACAATGATGTCAGGCTGTTGTATATGTAATTCTTGTGCCACAGATTCAAAGTGTAACAAGTCACTGGTCATACAATGCACTTGATGATTGAGCTGCAACAACGGTACGAGATAGCTGCCAATAAATCCACTGGCTCCAGTGATAAAAATTTTCATGCTGTTACACTAGTTTTTTGTCTAGCAAATAAGGCCACAGAATTTGATCCACAAATTTTTCGCATTGTTCGGGTCTAGGATGGAAGTTATTGACGCCAAGTATAGGGCAGGTTGCGTCGCACCATTCTTTCATGCTCTTGACTGGCAACCATGGTTCCCAATCTATTTGCTCCCATAGCCAATCTACGTTGGGACTGTTTCGATGGTTGGGATCGAAACAGTTATTGAATGCTGTGGACATAACGTATCTGATGCCTTTTTCTCGCAGATATCGCTGGGTGTTGATCACAGCTTCCAGTGTTTGAATCTGCATCCAAATTGGATCATAAAAATACTTGTAAAACAACTCATTGCGTTCATGTATATACTGGGGGTGTGTGAGGACCCAGCTGCCTTTGTAGTAACCGCCAGTGGGGTCATCAATGAACTTGACTGGGTTGACTTCTTCGCCGGTCACTCTTGGAAATCCTAGATCTTCAGTGTGAAAAAACTGCCAACGATCGCTGCCGGTCCACATAATCACAGCCAAAATATCTTCAGCCCGATGTTGTTGCAGCACCTTTTGTAGGCGATACTGGGTACGGTGAGCAATCATTTGATTGCCCTGACCGCCCAGTCCTTCGGTCACATGCAGGCTGTGGGGCATGCGATCATGTAACCACAAAGGCCATACTTTGTTGTCTTCTAGTTTTTCGTCTCTGTATCTTGTGCAGTTGGCAAAACTACAGCCATTGGTAAACAACACTGTGTTAGACATTTGATCCTTGATTTATAAACTGAGTGATTGCCAGTTTGAGTTGCGCCTGGTGCTGTTGCACTATGCTTTGCAATCTCAAGTAGTTATCACACAGTCTAGGCCACAAACGCTTTCTTAAATTTTGACACTGTGTCAAATCCAACTGTTGATCTAATCTAGCAATCTGATCAATCACCGCCTGTCTACGCTGATCTTCGTCTTGGATTTGATCGTAGCTGTGATCCACAATGTCATCAAACAGGTCTAACCCTAGCGTTCTCACTTTGTTTACAAGCCCAGGCACTGCAAACCAAATAGGAATCTGATGCATGGCAAAGCATTTGAATGTTTTTTCTGTAATAAACAAGTCAGTCCAGATTCCAGGATCAGATTGACTGCTGGTTTCACAGATCACATTGAAGCTGGACTCAAACCAAGAATCCTCAACATTGTAAATTTTGTGAATTTGACGTTGGTCAATCACACCATCTAAAGTTATAGGCAAAGCATCATCAAACATTGGTTGATATTCTCTCAATTGTTCGAGATAAGACAAAGTGCCAAATGTCATTGTCAATGAAGTTTTGGGTACCTGTTGGCGTAATTGGCTAGCAAACTTTGCACGACTTGCACTGGCTCGTCTAATCAAACACAAAAACTTACTATTGACTTTGTCTGTGTGGCGACCAGCTAAGTTTGTTAAAAAATTTCCATGATTGGCCATACATCCCGCAAAGTCCATGCTGTTGAGAATAAGATGCCGGCCAGGATGACTGATTTCAAAATATTTGGCCACTGGAGCCAATGCTGAGGCATTGTGCCCTTCTTCAAGAAAATTTAAAATCAGTTTGCTAGATTCAAATTCACTGTGAGTGATCTCACTGTCGGCTAAATCTTTTTTGATAAGTTGCTCAAACTCACTGATATCTTTGAAATAATCTGGATGCCAGTGTAGACACCCCCAGTGCAGCACACCTGGCGCTTCTTGTCTCACACAGTTCATGACACAATGTTTATTAGTCTAAGATCTGGATACACAACTGGAACTGGAGCAGGGCAATGTTCTTTGAGTCCTGTCAGCAATGCCAGCCCCTGTATGGCTTCTTCAGGCGTGGGTTTGTAGTGATAACCTACTTGGAATGTTTTTTGATCTTGCCAGGGTAATATGGCTAAGTCGCGACCATCATAACGCATACGGATAATTTTTTCATAGGCTCGCTGGTCATCTAGCAAGATGGCGCCGCCTCGGCCTATGTGTAAAGTTTTGCCATGCCCAAAACTCAAACACTGTTTCATGCCTGGCCTATACATTCCCGGCTCAAGCCTACGTGCTGAATCCCAAATACGTGTGCCATGAAATCTATACTCACCTACCCATTCTTCTTCGCGATAGTAGTATTTGATGCCCAACTTGTGCATGGTCATGGGTATGCTGAGATAGGTGTAAGGAGTCATTACAACTTCTGCCACACGATCATGCCGCAGACACAGCTCAATGGCATGTGTGCAGCAGTCAGTCATGATAGCGTAGGGTGCACCAGTGAACTGTGCCAGCTCTTCTTCAAACTTTTTTATTTTGTCGAACATACCATGCCCATGCGTGTTGAATCATATCGTCGAGATTGTATTGACGCCAACTGACCAGTTTATTAAATTTGTCAGCACTGGCAGTGAGTTCGGGCGGGTCGCCAGCCCGTGGTTTGCCAAGCTGAATAGCTGCAACACTGCCAGTGACCTGTTGTGCTGTATCAATAATTTCTCTGTTGCTGGTTCCTGTGTTGGATCCAAGGTTGTATACTCCAGCTGCGATTTTGGGATCCAAAGCCAAGATGTGTGCTCGGGCAATGTCTTCCACATGCACATAGTCTCGCACACAGGTTCCGTCAGGAGTGGGGTAATCAATGCCGTTAAGCACAAATTCTTTGTTGTCTCGAATGCTTTCCAGAACTCGGGCAATGATGTGCGTGGCTCCAGGTTCTTGTCCGTGTCGCCCTTGGCTGTCAGCACCACAGGCATTGAAGTATCTAAATGCCACGTAATCCAGGCCATAGGCTTTATGATAGCTTTGCAGCATCATTTCAATCATGAGCTTGCTTTCACCATAGGGACTGATAGGCTGCGCAGGATCTACTTCGTGGCAGGGAGTCAACAGTGGCACACCATACACCGCAGCACTGGAACTGAAAATCACTCTGGTTCGTGGCAGTGCTCGGCTCACCACGTCCAACAGTTTCAATGTTTTGGCCACATTGTTGTTGTAGTAGTCAGCAGGATTGGTCATGCTAGGACCAACCAAGCTGGTGCCAGCACAGTGAATCACTGCTGCAGGCAAGGACTGAACCACTGCACTGAGTGCAAAATCTGTGGCAAAGTCTTCGCACACAAATCTTGTAAATGCATCGGTGAGATGTGCAGGGCAAGGACGGCAGTCAATGCCCACCACCTCATGGCCTGCATCTCGCAGTTGCAAAGCTATTTGTCCGCCAATATATCCAGCAGAACCTGTTACTACTATGCTCATTTTTTAAATACCATTCTAATATTTCCGTCCATGAATTCATCAGGATATTCAGAAATCAACAAGTCAGTCACCAGGAAATCTATGTCGAGCATAGACAGTTGATCCAGCACATATTCTTGCACTTGCAAAGGATCTGGAGTTGATTTTCCAAAAGTATCCAACAGCCATTGTGGAGCAGTACGGTCCACCATGCGAGCAGAATTCAATGCTAAAAAACCCCTACCACCTTTGGCAATAATGTTATAGAATTCAATGACTCTTGTTGAGAACTGAAACAACGGCACAAAATGCAATGCATTTATTGAAAATGCACTTTCGTATACTTCTGTGTGCCCTTGGCTGAATTCTGAATCAAAGATATCAAACTCATCAGCTGCATGATTCTCTGGGGTAGGATCTATCCCATAGCAGTCAATGTTGTAGATTTTTTTAATCAGTGGCTTAAACAGGTTTGCACCGCAGCCAACATCGACAATTTTTGTTGGATGTTCACTGGCCAAAAAATCTAGATACCATAGCGGTATCATACTAAACTTTTTGGTCAGTTGGTCTTCCCTAGGAGTGCGGAAAAAATTTTGTTTGGATGTGTAAGTCAGTAAAACATCACTTCCAAACACTTCTCTAACAGCAACGTCGTACTTTAGTCTCTTTGACTCTTTTTCAAACCAATTGCTGTCAAATTTAATCATTGTTCAATCTTTACAACTTGATATTTTTCGTGAGCAGCATGGTCACGATATCGATTGCCGGCTCGATTCCACTGCTCACCTTGTCCAGTAATAATATCAACAATGCGATCCACAGTGGCATCGTTCCATTTGGAAATAAGTCCCATGTTGTGATGTGGCTCTCGCAAGAGGTTTTGCAACTTGTGGTAGGCATCATCTAGGCTCCAGGGAATATACAGTCTATTGGAATCGTTCGCGAAGGTTTCAGGAAAACTGCGATACGCTGGATATAGCACATTGCATCCAAGAGTATCGGCCTCTGATACGGTGTTTGAAACCCAATCTTGTAGAGCACAATTAAACAACACACGAGTGTTGTTGAGATGAGCATAGTATTCATTCTTGCTTATGTTGTCGTAGATACGGAGCTTGCCTTC